GCGGCCGCTCTCCCTCAAATTCGCCAAAGAAGCCCTGCGCGTGCACCTGACACCGGAGGCTGCATGAATGCCCTTCAACAAACAAGCCGAGTACCAAGCCACGCTGGAGCACCTGGTTTCGATGGCCCGCGACCAGGGCTGGAAAATCTACGCATGGGGCAGGGCCAAGGAACTGGATGCCGACAAGTCCGGGCTTTTCCGTGGGATTGCCGCCGACCTGCAGCGCGTCATGCAAGCCCCGATGCCTGGCCAGGACAGCGAGCCGGCGTCAGAGCCCCCGAGTACGACGAGACACCCTTGAGCGCCGCCGAGGCGGTCTACCTGCTGCCGACGTATGGGGTGCGGGCATGATCTGGAGTGAGGGAGTAATAGCCCGGGCAATCTCCTTGCAGACGCTGGCCCGCAAGTGCGTGGTGCTAGTGGACAACTGCAACTGGACAGGCCATGAATGCGACGTGCTGGGCGTCACAACCGACCTGCGGATCATCGATGTCGAGGTGAAGATCAGTCGCTCCGACCTGAAGGCCGACGCCAAGAAGGATAAGTGGTGGCACCGCGTGTTTGCTGGCTATGCGCCGGAGAGTCGTGAGTACTTCCCGGACGGCCGGTGGAAGGCGACCTACCGAGAGTCGCTATGGGATAGCACTCCGATGATGCATCCAAGCAAGGTCTGGAAGCACTACTACGCCATGCCGGCCGACATCTGGAAGCCAGAGCTTCTGGATTTCCTGCCAAGCCCGGCCAGCGGCGTGATCCTGATGCGCGAGCAACGAAACAGCGGGACGCCAGTCGTTGCAGAGGTGGTGCGCCGAGCGACACCTTCAAAAGACGCCTACCGCCTGCAGCCGTCCCAGGTTCTGGACATCGCCCGCCTTGCCAACCTGCGAATGTGGGAGGCCTACAGCCGCGAGGAATCTGCGAACAAGCAGGTTTCAGACATGCGCAATGAACACATTCAGGCGCTGGCTGCTCTGCAAGTTCAGGAGGCTGCATGAGCACCAACCGCTGCTGCTTCTGTGGACGGGTGACGCTGAACCCTGCCGCCTTTATCGGAGCCTTCCCAGTGGGCTCCACCTGCGCACGCAAGCACCTGTTGACCGAGGCCCGGCTGCGTGGCCGCTCGCATTCCGTTCGGTTCGTCAAGAGTGGCAAGAACGCGGCAGAGCGTGACACGACGACGCTGGATCTGTTTGAGGTGGTGGCATGAGCGAACACATTTCTCAGGTCTCGTTTTTTGAGTGGGCAAGCTGGCAGCGATTCCCCGGCATTGAGTTGCTGCACGCCACGCCAAACGGTGGCCTGCGCAGCAAATCCACAGCCGGCAAGCTCAAGGCAGAAGGCGTCAAGGCTGGGCATCCCGATGTGTCCTGGCCGGTGGCTCGGGGCGGCTTCATAGGCCTGGCCATCGAGTTCAAGCATGGCGACGGAAACCCAAGCAAGGAGCAGCGCGAGCGCATCGACCGCCTGCAGCGCGAAGGCTGGTGTGTGGCGGTGTGCTGGAGCTGGGACGCTGCTGCGCGCCTGCTGACGGGGTATGCCGGGATGCTGACTGTGGCGGTGAACCATGGCTGACATCATCCTCGTGCGCCAGCACGACATGCAACTCTCAGAAGACGAGCGCGCCGCCGCGCGAAAGGTCATGTTCGGCCTGGTTGATGGCCTGGGAGAGCGCGGCCGCAAGCAGTGGCGCCGGCTGTGGGGAAACCTGATGCGCCTGGAGCCGGGAGAGATGGTGACGATCAAGACCAATCAGGCCCGGCTGGGTTGGTATCACCGCAAGCACATGGCGCTGGAAACGGCAGTGTTCGAGTCACAGGAGCGCTTCGAGAACTTCGAGGGCTTCCGTGACTGGCTCAAGGTTGGAGCTGGGTTCTGTGATTGGTATCCAGGACCAAAGGGTGGCGTCTTCCCGGTGCCCAAGAGCATCGCCTACGAAAAGACCGAGCAGGCCGAAATGGAGCAGTTCCACTCCGATGCCGTAAAGTTCCTGCGTTCAGACCACGCTGGCAAGACGCTGTGGAAACACCTGAGCGTGCCCCAGCGCATTGAGATGGTCGAGGGAATTCTCGGGGGGTTCAGCGAATGATGCGCCGCGCCCCTATGGCCCGCGGCGCCGGCTTCAAGCGCCCAGCCTACACACCCAGGCCCCAGCGCGAGCAGGACGAAACGCCCAGTGCCACGCCGGACCACCCCCGGAAGGCCAGCGCCGCGCGCATGAGCCTGTGCACCAGCCACGCAGCGCCCATCGACAAGGAAAACGCCCCGCAGCACGCCGGCTACATGAACCTCGTTCGCGCGCTTCCCTGCGCCCACTGCGGCAAAGCCCCGCGCTCCGTCTTCTGCCACTCCGACGAGGGCAAGGGCATTGGCATCAAAAGCGACTGCCGCAAGGGCTGGCCAGGGTGCCCGGAATGCCATGACGCCATCGGAACAAAGCGCATCTATCCCAAGGAACAGCGCCGCGCGCTCGAAGCGGAAATGGCCCGCCAGACCCGCGCGCTGATCGAGGCATCGGGCCGGTGGCCAAAAAACCTCCCGAGGTGGACCGAATGACACCCTACGCCGCACCCCGCCGCGGAAGCCGCCACCGCATCGACCGCGACACCTACCTGAGAGATGCCGGCCAATTCGCGCCGCGCGGCCAGGAGCTGCCACACACCAAGCTGCTGGACTTGGATGTGATCGACATCCGCAGCGCGGCCCGCCAGCGCGAGCAACTGCTGAAACACATCCGAGACAACCTGAGCAATGCCGCCCTGGCCAAGCTCCACGGCGTGCACATCCGAACCATCGAAAAAGCCCTGAGCCGGGAAACCCACTGCCAACTGCCATGACAACACCCAACATCCTCCCCTTGATCCAGCGCCAGGGCGCCGCCGGCATCAGCATCCTGGCCGTCATGGGCTCCATGGGCATATCCGACAAGACCGCGCGCCGCCTGCTGGGAAATCTGAAGACGGCCGGTAGCATCACATCGGTGCGCACCGGCAATGCCGTCGCCTACATCGCCACCGAGCACTACAAGCCAAAGCCTGCAGCGCAGAGGCTGCGGAAGCCCAGGCAGAAGCCAAATAGCAAGCCCAGCCAGCCGCGCCACGACATCGCCAAGGTTTCAAGCCTCACCGGTCGCAGCGCCAACATCAGCCCGGAGCGCATCGCCATCGAGGCGATCCTGGCCGAAGCCACCGGCCCGCTGCAGCGCGGCATCATCGCTGCCAAGGTTGGTATCACTGGTGACCAGTGCAAAAACATCTTGCAGCGCATCGCCCGCGACCACAAGGCCGCCACCACGCCGAATGGGTGGGTCAGAACTGACAACAGGCCAAAAGATCAGCGGCAGCGCCCGGAGCGCGTGTGCAACGGCAGCATGCCAAACGGTGATACGGACTACTGGCGCCGTTACACCGCCACCACCATGTCGATGGGAGCGCGCTGATGGGCAAGAAGATGTCCGCCTACACCCGCAAGCGCTTGGGGATCCAGAACGCCGGGACGTTCAACGGCGCCGAGTTCCTGAACACCCTGCAGCGCTGCAGGCCATACGCCGACGAACCGCTGCCCGGTAGCTGGCTCGAAGGCACACAGGACGCCGCCGACAACGCCCGCAACCTCGTGAACCGTGCGCTGGGTGCGCTGGTTGGGCACAAGCTCAAGCCCGAGGAATCGGCTGAGTTCGACCTGTTGGCGCACGCCATCGGGGTTGCCCTAATCCGCTCCATAGAAATCGGCGGTGATGACTGCCAGCCGGTCGCAGACTGCCGGGAAGGCGCCAACGCACTGCGCAGCATCCAGAACCGCCGCAACACGCTGGGCAAGTGGGCGACAACCCGACCGGAGCAGCTGGCGCTGGGTGAAGCGATCTTGGTCTACGAGGCGATCCTTCAGGCCAGCAGCCCGCAGCAGATGGTTGAAGCGACAACGGCCCGGATGCGGATCCTTGAGCGGCAGAGGGAAATCGCATGAGCTGCACATCCTGCGCCGCAGCCAGCCACAACCCTACCACCGGGCGGTTTCACGCCGGTTGCGACGAATGTTCCGCCAGGGCGCTCGCTCAAGGCCGCGAACTGTTCGAGAGCAAGCGCGCCGGCATCAAGTCCCCGGAGTACGCCGGCGCCCTGCGAAAGATGTTCGGCGAAGGCAACGAGGAAGCCGGCCATGCGCGTGTGCGCGAGTGGGCGAAGAAGATCAACCAGCACAAGAAAGGCAACGCATGACCTACCTCGCATTCACAGTCGGCCTGTTCGCGGGGGCCTGCCTCGGCGTGGCTGCCATGGCGCTGGCTCAGATCAATAAAACGAAGGACCGCCCATGAACTGTGCAGAACCAACCGAGGAACCGATCCTGAAAGACATCAACGAGCTACTAAATGATCTTCTGGCCAAATGGCACGCATGGTCGAACAGCTACAGCATGGGCAAGGGCTATCCATCGTCCGACCCGACATTCAGGCACGCCAAAGCACCGAGCCACTGGGACTCGCGCAATGGGGCGCTGGATGCCATGGTAGACGGGAAGATCATGGAGGCATTCGACGCTGCAATATGGGAGGTGCCACGCCCGCACGTCATAGCCCTGCAGTTCCAGGCCCGCAACCTGGCAAGCCGGGCGCAGGTCTGGGTATCGCCCTACCTGCCAACGGACGATGAAGAGCGCCGTGTGATGTTGATGGAGGCAAGAAATATGTTGATGAGACGGCTTGCAAAGGCTGGAGTGATGACGTAATATCGCGCACGGCGGGACAGGTGCCTCTAAAAGAAGCACACTCAGCCACAAAAGCCACCCACTGCGGTGGCTTTCTGCTTTCTGCGGGCCGTCCACACACTCAACAGCTACACGCCTAGAGGACGAGCCCGCGATCTATCTCGTACCCTACTCATCCGCCAGCCATCAGACGGGCACACAGGGGAAAGTGTGTGCGGACTCTCTACCGGCGCAGACCGGTTTGACGGCATCAGCGAACCGCAAGAGCCAGCGGGTCAGCCCGTAGACGGATGGCGCTCCAAAGGGGCAGAACATGAAGCTCCAACGCCTGCCGAACAGGCTGCAACCCCTCAACACCAGTAGGCGACCAACCCTGGATACCAAGGCTGGCGCAACCCCGCGCATCCGTGGTGAGCCATGGATGGCCATCAGGCGCCGCGTCCTACTGAGAGACGGCTACACCTGCCAGTGCTGCGGCATCGTGAGGATGGACAACGAGGTGGACCACTGCATCCCCTTGGAGCAAGGCGGATCGAACGACTACGAAAACCTGCAGACGCTGTGCAGCGGCCCTGATGGATGTCACGCACGCAAGACAGCCGAGGAATCCAAAGCCAGAGCCGGGCGGCAGAGCACCAGACAGGTGCATGACAGACGCCCGCGGGGGTAGTCGAAAGTCTGCAGGGCTTTATCGCCCGAAACCTCGCTGTATCTCATTTGGACAAAAAAGTCCCTTTTCAAAAAGGAATCAGAATGGCAGGAAAGCCCGGCATGAAAGGCGGCGGCGGCGCCCGGCCTGGTGCAGGGCGAAAGCCGAAGCCAAAGACAGAGCCAGCCGTGGATCCAGTGGTAGAGCAGGAAGAAACCGACATGCTCACGCTGCTGCAGCGGGTTGCCCTGGGTAAAACGATGGCATCTCCATTGCAGGTCCGAGCGGCCATCGCTGCGGTGCAGTACACGCACACGAAGCGGGGCGACGGCGGGAAGAAGGATGAGCAGGCCGACAAGGCTAAGGCTGCGGCGGTCGGGAAGTTCGCATCTGCCCAGCCACCCCGGCTGGTTGCTGCTGGCGGCAGGAAGGTCTGATGCCAGAATGGTCGACGGCCTGCCCAAACTGGGCGGCCAAGTTGCGTGCTGGTGAATCACTGATACCGCCGCCGATATTCCCTGATCAGGCAGAGCAGGGTCTGGCAATTTTCAAGGCGCTGAAGATCGTTGACGCCCCTGGAAGTCCGACCTTTGGCGAGTCGTGTGCCGAGTGGGTGTTTGACCTGGTGCGCAGCATCTTCGGGGCCTACGACGCAGATAGCGGTCGCCGCGAGATCGTTGAATGGTTCATCCTGATCCCGAAGAAAAATAGCAAGTCCACGTTCGCTGCCGGCGTGATGTTGACAGCGCTGATCCTGAACTGGCGACAGTCGGCTGAATTCTCAGTGCTGGCGCCAACGGTCGAGGTTGCAAACAATGCCTACGCACCGGCTCGGGACATGGTGCAGAAGGATGACGAGCTGGACGCGCTGATGCACGTTCAGTCGCATGTGAAGACGATCACGCACCGGGACAGCGGGGCGACCCTGAAGGTGCTAGCGGCTGACCAGAACACAGTGGGCGGAAAGAAGTCGGTCGGAACTCTGGTGGACGAGCTCCACCTGTTCGGCAAGATTTCCAGCGCGGAGAACATGTTTCGGGAGGCCCTGGGTGGGCGGGCATCGCGGCCTGAAGGCTTCGTTATCTGGCTGTCTACGCAGTCCGACGAGCCACCGGCTGGGGTGTTCAAACAAAAGTTGGACTATGCCCGCAAGGTACGGGACGGAGAGATTGTCGATCCCAGCTTTGTGCCGGTGATCTTCGAGCACCCGCCCGAGATGGTGGAAAGCGGGGAATGCCTGCTGCTTGAGAACATGGCGATGGTGAACCCGAACATGGGGTTTTCCGTCGATGAGGTGTTTCTTGAGCGCGAGTTCAAGATTGCGGAAGAGGCTGGGCCGGATTCCTTCCGGGGCTTCATGGCGAAGCACGCAAACGTGCAGATCGGCCTGAACCTGCGCTCGGATAGGTGGGCCGGTGCCGAGTTCTGGCAGGGCCAGGCCAAGGCGCCCGGCCTGACGCTGGATCAACTTCTTGACCGCTGTGAGGTGGTCGACGTAGGGATCGATGGCGGCGGCCTGGATGACTTGCTGGGCCTGGCCGTGGTCGGGCGCGACAAGAACACTCGGCAGTGGCTGTCCTGGACTAACGCATGGGCGCACCCGTCCGTGTTGGAGCGCCGCAAGCAAGACGCGCCACGGTTCCGGGACTTCGCCAAAGACGGCAACCTGACGCTGGTGAAACAGATCGGCGACGACGTGGCGGACGTGGCGGGCATCTGCTCGCTGATTGAGTCGCGCGACCTGCTGGACAAGATCGGATGCGACCCGGCTGGTTTGGGCGGAATTCTGGATGCACTGACCGAAGCGGGCATTCCAGAGGAAAAGATCATCGGGATTTCGCAGGGCTGGAAGATGACCGGCGCCATCAAAACGACCGAGCGAAAGCTGGCCGAGGGCGTACTGATCCACGGGGGCCAGCCGCTGATGAACTGGTGCGCTGGTAACGCCAAGATCGAACTGAGGGGGAACGCCGTGATCATCACGAAACAATCGGCAGGCTCTGCAAAGATCGACCCGCTGATGGCGCTTTTCAACGCCGTCACTCTAATGTCTTTGAATCCAGAGGCAGCTGGAAGCATGGACGACTTCATCAACGCCCCCGTGTGGGGTTGAGCACAGAAACAACATGGCATTTCTCACCACCCTGCGAAGCTGGTTCCGCTGGGGCGGGGGCAATGCGCTTGCTGAAGGCAAGGGCGAGCAGTCCGCGCTGCCCACCGGTGCGCTGGTGCCTGGCGTCGGCACGCCCCACGTTGACAGCGCCATGCAGATCAGCGCGGTGTGGAACTGCATCGAGCGCCGCGCCAATGTGGTGGCCAGCCTGCCGCAGTTCGTCTACGCGCTGCAGAACGACGGCCAGAAGACACTGGCTCGCGGCACCCAGCTTTACCAGCTGCTGCACGACAGCCCGAACGCCCGCATGACGCCGTTCGAGTTCTGGCGCGCGATGATGATGAACCACGACCTGCGCGGCAACGCTTACGCCCGCATCGACCGCAACGGGCAAGACGAAGCCGTCTCACTCTTTCCTATGCCGGCCGACCAGGTGCGGCATACCATCCTGGACGACGGCACCGGCATCTACGAGTACCGCATCGGCCAGGACATCGCCGTCTTGCACGAATACAACGTGCTGCACATCAAGAACCTGGGCAACGGCACCACCGGCCTGCCCAAGCTCGACTACATGTCGGCCACCGTCAGCGAAGCCGGTAACGCGCAGAAGGAAGCCAACGACACCTTCGCAAACGGCGGCAAGCCCACCGGCATCCTGATGGTCGACAAGCTGCTGACCACCGAGCAGCGCACCAAGCTGCGCGCCAACATGGGCGAGCTCACCCAGGGCAGCACCGACCGGCTGTACATCCTCGAAGCCAACATGAAGTACCAGGCGCTGAGCTTCACGCCCGAGCAGCAGCAGCTGCTGGAAACCCGCAAATTCACCATTGAAGAGATCTGCCGCTGGTTCGACGTGCCGCCTGTGCTCGCGCACCACGCCAACGTCACCACCTGGGGCAGCGGCATCGAGCAGATCGTGGACGGCTGGCACAAGCTCAGCGTGCGGCCCATGCTCGTGAACATCGACCAGGCCGTTCGAAAACGCGTGCTCAACGGCCGGCAACGCGCCAGCATGACGGCAGAGTTCAGCCACGACGCCCTGCTGCGAGGCAACATCAAAGACCGATACGCCGTGTACGCCGTCGCCGTCAACAACGGTCTGAAGACGCACAACGAATGCCGCCAGCTCGAAAACGAGCCGCCCATGCCCGGCGGCGACCAGCTCATGGTGCAAGCCCAGATGATCCCCATCACCCAGATCGGCAAGTCCGCCCAGAACCCCGCCGCCGCCACCCCAACCGGAGCCGCATGATGCTGCTGAAAAAAACCCTCACCCTCTCCGCTGTCGATCTCAAGATGGACGGAGACACCGGCAAGTTCACCGGCTACGCCAGCGTGTTCGGCGGTGTTGACAGCTACGGCGACACCATCATCAAGGGCGCCTTCGAGTCCACCCTGCGCAAGAACGGCAAGCCGAAGATGTTCTACAACCACCAGTGGGACATGCCCGTGGGCAAGTGGCTGGTGGCCAAGGAAGACGACCACGGCCTCTACGTCGAAGGCGAGCTCACCCCCGCGCTGCGGATCGCCGAAGACGTGCGCGCCGCCATGAAACACGGCACGATTGACGGCCTCTCCATCGGCGGCTACATCGAGCGCGGCGACTACGACGAAACAGAGAGCGGCCGCGTGATCCGCAAGTGGGGCAACCTCATGGAAGTGTCCCCCGTGGTCTGGCCGGCCGATGCCGCCGCCAAAGCCGACGCCACCAGCATGAAGGGCGCCGATGTGACCGAGATCATCGAACACATCGAAACCATCCGAGATTTTGAGAGCTTTCTGCGGGATGCAGGCGGCCTCAGCAAAGGGGCCGCCGTTGCGTTGACGGCCCGCGCCAAGGTGATTCTGGGTCAGGGGGAGCCTGACCACGGAGACACTGAAGCGAAAGCACTGGCCGAGCTTGTCACGCGCTTCGAGCGCATGAAGGCCTCGATCCGCGTGTAACGCCGCACCCCGCACCAACCATCTGCCGCCTCCGGGCGGTTTTCTTTTTTAAGGACCCTGAAATGAAATCGCAATCCATCTTCCGCCTGGCCTTCGCCGCCATCATCGGCCTTGCCGCCATGTCCGCCCAAGCCATGGGCGTCGACCTGCAGGCCTTCGTGTCCCCCGAGCTTGGCCTCGCCCTGGCCGTCGGCATGGGCAACATCGAGTTGCTCATGAAGTCCATGGACGGCATCGAAGCCAAGCTCAAAGCCATGTCCGACAAGGCCGACGGCGAACTCGCCACGCTGGGCAAAGTCTCCACCGACACCAAGACCGCTCTGGAAGCCATCGGCACGCAGCAGCGCGAGCTGGCCGACCGCATGCTCACCCTTGAGCAGAAGGGCCTGACGCCCAAGACCGAAGAACCCAAGAGCCAGCGCTGGGGCGACCAGTTCGTGGCCTCCGAAGCCTTCAAGGGCGCCGTGTCGGCCCTGGGCCAGCGCATCCGCGTCGGCTCGGTCGGCTTCGAAGTGAAGAACACCCTGGTGGGGTCTGACACCAACGTCGCCCCCGACCGCAAGCCCGGCATCGTGCCCGGCGCCTTCCAGCCGCTCACGCTGGAAAGCCTCTACAACTCGGTGCCCACCTCCAGCAACGCCATCGAGTTCACGCGCGAAAACGTGTTCACCAACAGCGCTGCAGAAGCCTCTGAAGGCGCCGCCAAGGCCGAAAGCGCGCTCACCTGGACGCTGGTGAACATGCCCGTCAGCACTGTGGCCCACTGGATCAAGATCAGCCGCCAGCTCGCCGCAGACGCGCCCGCCCTGGCCGCCTACGTGAACCAGCGCATGCGATACGGCGTGGACCGCCGCGTCGAGACCCAGCTCGCCGTGGGCGACGGCGTGGCACCCAACATCAGCGGCTTCATGGACGCCGGCAACTACACCGCCCACGGCTACGCCGACGCCTCCCTCGGCGCCGTGCTGAAAAAGCTGGTGCTGATCCGCAAGATCATCGGCGACATGGTGGCCGCGGGCTACAACCCGACCGCCATCGTGTTCAACCCCGCCGACTGGGCCACCGTCGAGATCGACATCTTCACCGCCGGCTCGGCCAACATCGTGCCCTTCCGCTACGACGAAATGGGCCGCCCGGTGCTGTTTGGCCGCCGCGTGGTCGAGTCGTCTGGCATGACGGCCGACACCTTCGCCGTGGGCGACTTCACCAACGCCGGCACCATCCACAACCGCGAAGGCGTGATCGTGGAAATGAGCGACAGCGACGGTGACAACTTCACCAAGAACCTGATCACCCTGCGCGCCGAGCGCCGCCTGGCGCTGGCCAGCGAAGTGCCCGCCGCCATCCGCGGCGGAGACCTCACCCCGGCCTGATCAACCCCGGCAACAGATCGAGGCCCCCCGGGGCCTCTTTCTCATGGCGCCCGCCCTGGACGCCACGAGAAGGAACCACACCACCATGGCCAAGAGCATCAAATTCACCGCCAGCGGCAGTTGCAACGCCATCGGAAGCTTTGCGCCTGGCGACGTGGCCCGCAACATTCCCGACGAACTGGCCGCCCACCTGGTGCACGAAGCCCAGTGCGCGCAATACCTTCCAGTCAGCGCCAAGAAGGCGACCGCCGCCGCCCCGCCGTGGCCGCCAGCGGGCACCGAGCCAGCGCCCGCCGCCAGCGTCGCCAAGACCACCCGCAAGACCAAGACCAACGCCAAGGACGCCGCACCATGACCATCCAGTTCAACTACCCCTGGAACGGGTACAGCGGCATCCAGACCCTGGCCGATGCCGAAGAAACCCGCCTGGTCGGGCTTGGCGTGGCGCGGTACTACACGCCCTACATGGATGGCGGGCCCAGCAACCCGGAAGCCAACAACCTGGAACTCGACCCCACCACCGGCGCAATGCAGATCGGCGGAGCTGCTCCGACCCCTGCGCAGCGTGCCAGCGTGCTAGCTGGTATTGGTGCAGATGAATACCTGGCTCGTTCGCCAGATACCGGTCTCCCGTCGATCAACGACAGTGTGTTTTCCCCACTCGATTTAAGCGGGTGTCAGTTGTGGCTTGATGCTACGCAAGGCCCCGTGACGGCTGCTTGGGAGACGCCAACAGATGGTCAGGCTGTCACAACCTGGCTTGACAACAGCGGAAATGCAAGACACGCAACCGTAAGCAGTGGGTCGCCCGTGTATCTTCCAACTGGTGGGTACGGCGGAGGACCCGGCGTTACTGGGAAGATGGTGACTCCTGCGTTCGTGTCGGCTGGGTATGGCAACGCCATGACGATGTTCTGCGTTTCAAAGGTCGGTGCGTCGCTTCATTCAGCCCTAAAAATCAAAGTATCTATCAGCACAGCAAGTTGCTGGCACGGAAACGTCGGAACCACTGGCGTTAGAGATTTGACGCTGGCAGGCATTACAGGGCTTGGAACAGGACTGGCTGGCGGTGAGACGCCAGCCCGCGATGGTATTGATTATTTCAGCGTCGGCGTTGACAAAGTACGAGCGGTGACAGATGGATTTGGCAAAGGCATTGGCTGCTCAATATCCACGGACGAATTTACAGGAACTGGCGGCTCCATCGCCTTTACAAACGGTGCTGTATTTGTGGGTGGGCTTACCGGAACGACAAATTTCGATTGGCCCGGGGCAATGTCCGAAGTGATTTTGTACAGCCGTGAGTTGACCCGCGCCGAGGTTCGGCAAGTGCTTCGATACCTTAGTGAAAAGTGGCGTTCTGTGAAAATGGTTGTTGCACCAGGGAATTCTCTTACATCGGGTAATGGCTCAACTGGCGGAGCAACGCAGATACTTCTATCAACGGGTACAAACTATCCCGGTCAGCTACAGGCGCTTCTTGGCTCATCGGCGCATGTACGTACCGATGCATACCCCGGCAGAACAACTGACCAGATAATCAGTGGAACTCCGGCATTTTCTGGGACGTTTGCCGATCACTCAAAAGCTGTACATCTTGTCTGGGAGTTGACCAACACGCTGGGAGCAACAGGCTCCCCACTCAAAGCATTTGAATCAATCAAAAAAGCCTGCTTGATGAAGTCGGGCAACGGGGCGAAAGTCATTGTCGGGACTTGCCTTTATCGCGGCGACTCTGGAAACGATGCGAAAAATGCCGCTCTCACAGATCAGGTGAATGCGCTTGTCCGTGCTCGATACACAGAGTTCGCGCACGGAATTGCTGACTTTGCTGCCGACGCTAGGTTGCAAGACTTCACCAACGCAACGTATTTTGATGCGGACGAAACGCACCTGAAGGATGCCGGGTACGCGGTCGTGGCTTCCATCGCGCACGCTGCTGTAACGCCGTTCCTGTGACAACCACCACCCCGCACCGAAGCCCTGCCGCGATGGCTTTCATCCCCGCCAGATCGGGCGTGACGTGCTGACCCAGCAATAGAGTCACTGCCCCCACTCAAAGAACCCGCCTTGTGCGGGTTTTTGCATTCTGAGCTATCGAAAGAACTGACCACACCATGAACGCCGCCTTCCCCCGCCGCACCGCGCAGCCATCGATTGAGCCCGTCACGCTGGCCGATGCCCTGGTGCACCTGCGCGAGACGGCTGACAGCGGAGCGAACGATGCCTACATCACCACCTTGATCACCGTCGCCCGCCAGGCCTGCGAAGACCGCACCGAGCGCTGCCTGATCACCACGCCCTGGCTGCTCACGCTGCCGGCCTTTCCGGCCGCCACCGATCGCAACCCGCTGGCCTCGGTGTGCCTGCGCCTGGCGCCCGCCATCGCGGTGCAGTCGGTGCAATACCTCGACGCCGCGGGCGCCCTGCAGACGCTGGACGCCGCCGCCTACAAGCTGCACGTGCACATGGCCCCGGCGCTTCTGAGCCCGGCGCCCACCGTGCTGTGGCCCGCCACGCAGGCCGGCGCGCTGGATGCCGTGCGTATCGCTTTCACCGCCGGCTACGGCGCCACGGCCGCCAGTGTGCCGCTGCCGCTGCGCCAGTGGATTCTGCTCGCCGTGGGCGAGATGTACGAAACGCGCGGCGCCAGCGCCGAGCGCCCGCTGGTGCGCAGCGCCTTCGTTGACCACCTGCTCGACCCTTACCGCCTGCTCGGTGTCTGATCAATGTCAACCGCCCGCTATTTCGACCCCGGCCAGCTCAACCGGCTGGTGTCGCTGCAGAGCCGCGCTGCCGGCGCAGACGCGCTGGGCCAGCCCGTGGGCGCATGGGCCGATGTGGTGCAGGTATGGGCCAGCATCCGCAACCAGAGCGGCCTGCAGGCCCTGCGCGCTGACCAGCCGGTCTCCATCGTGCAAGTGTCCATCCGCATCCGCTACCGGGCCGGCGTCAACGCGGGCATGCGCGTGGTGCACGGCGCCACGGTGTACGAAATCTCGGCCGTGCTGCCCGACGAAGCAGGCCGGCAGTGGACCGATCTGGTGTGCCAGGTGGTGCCGGCATGATCACCGTCGACTTCAACTTCAGCGCCCTGGCCGCCAAGCTTGACAAGATCACCCAGGCCGCCGATGCCGCCGTGCGCCCCGCCGCCCAGGCCGGCGCCCAGGTGTTTTACGACGAAGTGCGCCAGCGCGCACCGGTGGGAACCAAGGTGCACAGCACCAAGGGAAAAAAGCAGACCTACCAGCCCGGCAACCTGCGCGCCGCGATCTACCAGGCGTTCATGGACAAAGAGTCTGGCCAGGGCCGCGCGTCTTACCGCGTGTCGTGGAACAAGCGCGACGCCTTTTATGCCCGGTTCGTCGAATTCGGCACCAGCAAGACACCCGCCCGCCCATTCCTGCGCCCCGCCTATGACGCCGCACAGCGCCGCGCCCTGCAGGCCGCCAACGCCCGCATGGTGGCCGAAGTGAAGAAAGCCACCACATGAGCGCCGAAGCCATCGTCTTCACCGTGCTGACCTCCCTGGTGTCGGGCCGGGTGTACCCCGACGTGGCGCCAGAGGGCAGCGCGCTGCCGCGCATCGTCTACCAGCAGGTGGGCGGCTCGGCTTTTGCCTACACCGAAGGCGCGCTGCCCGACAAGGAAAACGGCCGCATGCAGATCGCCTGCTGGGCCACCACGCGCCTGGCTGCGCGCGACTTGTCCAAGTTGGTGGCCGACGCGATCGTGGGCGCCGCTGGCTTCCAGGCTGAGCCCATCGGGGCGCGGATCTCGGGCTACGAGCCCGACACCGGCCTGTATTCGAGCCAGCAAGATTTTTCTATCTGGTCCACCAGATAACAAGACAAGGCGAAAGCCAAACAAGCAAGCCCTCTCGGGAAACCGGGCGGGCTTTTTTAATGCCCGGCTCCCGCTGGGCTTTTCCACCCTGGCCCGCAAGAAGCGGGTTATTTTTTGAAAGGCCCTTCAAATGGCACAAGTTCCAACCGGCACGCTTTTCAGCCTCGCCACCGCCTTCGGCAGCACGATCAGCGTGTCTGCCGTGTCCAACGCAGCCGACGCCGTCTGCACGGCTACCGCCCACGGTCTCACCACCGGCGACGTGGTCGAGTTCACCAGCGGCTGGGGCCGCATGAACAAGCGCGCGTTCGAGATCGAGACCATCGACGTGAACAGCTTCAAGCTGCTGCGCGCCGACACCTCGAGCACGGCGCACTATCCCCCGGGCGCTGGCATCGGCACGGTGCGCGAAGTCACCACCTGGGCCCAGCTCAGCAAAGTCATGAATCCCGCCAGCAGCGGCGGCGAACCCAAGACGGTGACCTACAAGTTCCTGGAGTCCGACGTGGAGTACTCCATCAACGACGGCTTCACCGCCACCAGCATGACGCTGGAGTTCGATGACGACGACACCACCGCCGGCTACACCGCCATGCGCACCGCCACCGACAACCAGACCGACACCGTGCTGAAGATGCTGATGCGCTCGGGCGCGCGCACCTACCTGCCGTGCACCGCGGCCATGAACGACGTGCCGCAGCTGCAGGACGGGCAGATCAACCGCATCCGCGCGCAGTTCAACGGCAACAACCGCCATTCCCGCTACGCCGCGTAAGCGCCACAGGCGGCTGTTGACGGCCGCCACACCACCGAGCACCGACCCAGCCCTGTTCGCTCTCTCGCAGGAGCGGCAGGGCGGGGCACGGGCACACACATCCCCTCTCCTGCGAAAGACCCCCTCACCATGGCCAAGCTCGTTCTCACCGCCGCCCCCACCTTCAAGACAAACGTGATGATCCCCGTGCCGGGAAAAAAGCCCACGCCGGTGGAATTCACGTTCAAGGGCCGCACCAAGACGGAATTCAAAACCTTCGTGGACACCCTGCGCGACATGGATGACGTGGACGCGATACTCGCCATCGCCACCGGCTGGGAGCTGACAGAAGACTTCGGCCGCGAAGCCGTCGAGCAGCTGTGTGACGCCTACATCGGCGCCGCGCGCGCCGTGATCGAGACCTACCTCAACGAACTGAGCGCCGCCCGCCTGGGAAACTGAAAGAGGTCGCCCGGGCGCTGCACGAGCGGGCGCCCACCCTTGAAGAAATGCGCGCCGCGGGCTTCGAGCCCGAAGACTTCGAAGGCGATGTGGTCGAAGTCTGGCCCGAGAACTGGCCGGCCCTGCAGATGTTCCAGCGCATCGGCACCCGCTGGAACTTCGGCGCCATGGGCGGTGTGTCGGGCATCCACTGGGAAGCCGTCTACCCGCTCATGGACCGCCTGGGCCTCAACGCCAACGAGTGGGACGCGCTGCTCGGCGACCTCGAAACCATGGAACACGCAGCCCTTGAGGTGATGAACCGCAAGGCCGGCCAGTAGCAGCGCGCCCCGAGCGCGCACCCGACCCCAACAACCCCCCCCAAACCGGGAACCCTGAATGTCTGACCTCAACACCGAGATCAAGATTGGCGCGGACGCGTCTGGCGTTGAAGCCGGCGTGGGCAAGGCCAAGCGATCGCTGGCCAGCCTGGGCGACACCGCCAAGAAGGCCGGCCAGGACGCCGCCGCCGGGCTCACCGGCATCGGCACCGGTGGCGATGCCTCGGCCAAGAAGGTCGAGAGCGCCACGCGCAGCATGCAGGCCAGCCTGCAGCGCCTGGTGGCCGAGCAGAAGGCGGGCAGCAAGAGCAGCCGCGAATACTGGGAGGCCCTGGCCAACGCGCGCGGCGTGAGCGCCAGCTCGATCAAGCCGCTGCTGGACCAGCTCGACGCCGCCAAGGTCAAGACCGTGGGCGCCACGGCCGCCACCGAGGGCTGGGCGGCCCGCCTGGGCAGCGTGGGCCCCATGCTGGCCGCGGCGTTCTCGGGCGCCGCCGTGCTGAACTTCACCGGCAAGCTGGTGGCGGTGCAGCGCGAGTTCGACATCTTGAACTCCAGCCTGATCACGGTCACCGGCAGCAGCGCCAACGCCTCGCGCGAGATGGACTGGATCCGCAAGTTCGCCGCCACCACGCCCTACCAGCTGGCCGAAGTCACGCAGGCGTTCGTGAAGATGAAGTCGCTCGGGCTGGACGCGAGCGAGGCCAGTCTGCGCAGCTACGGCAACACCGCCAGCGCCATGGGCAAGAACATCAACCAGATGATCGAGGCCGTGGCCGATGCGTCGACCGGCGAGTTTGAGCGCCTGAAGGAATTCGGCATCAAGGCCCGCAAAGACGGCGACGAAGTGTCGCTCACCTTCAAAGGCATCACCACAACCATCGGCAACAGCGCCGACGAGATCACGCGCTACCTGCGCCAGATCGGCGATGTGGACTTTTCCACCGCCATGGCCGAGCGCGCCAAGACGCTGGACGGCGCCATCAGCAACCTGGCCGACTCGTGGGCCGGCCTGCAGCTGGCGATCAGCCAGGGCGGCGTGGGCGGCGCGATCGCCAACGAGTCGCGCGCCATCAGCAACGACCTGAGCGCCATTGCCGACGCCATGACCAGCAGCGCCGCCCGCGGCGAAGGCGCATTCCGGCAGCTGGCCGATGCGGCGGGCGTGGTGGCCGGGCGCTCGGCGTTTGGCGCGCTCGGTCTGGTGGCCAATGCCACCAACAGCACGCTGAACTTTCTGTCGGGTGGCCTGCTGAACCTGAACACCAACCTCAACCTGTTGCCCGACAACCTGAAGCCTGTTGGTGAGCAGATGGAGCTGATGAACCAGAAGCTGGTCAGCGCCCGCGGCGAATACGACGCCCTGGCCGCCCGCCTGGCCCGCGCACCCGACAACATCTACATCAAGAGCGAGCTGAACCAGCTTGACCAGTACATCCAGAAGCTGGAAGAGGCAAAACGCAAGCAGGCCGCCATGACGGGCAACGCCGGCCCGGTGGGCAGCGTGGGCAGCGGTGATGCGGCCCTGGCCCGGGCCCAGCGTGCCGATTACGACAAGCGCAAGGCCGCGCTGGATGGCTTCATGGGCAAATACGCCACCGATGGCGAGAAGATGGCCAAAGAGATCGCGAGCCAGAAAAGCGCGCTCGGCGATCTGTACACCCCCGAGGTGGAATCGCGCATCCGCAAGCAGTACACCAAGTCGCCCGGCGGGCGGGGCGCATCGGGCGCCGACGCCGCCACCCGCGAGATCGCCGAGCAGTCCAAGCTGCTGGCCGAGCTGTCGGGCCTGACCGCTTCGTTCTCCACCGACTGGGAGCGCCTGAACACCATCTATGCCAAGGGCCAGCTGTCGCTGGAAGGCCTGACCGATGCACAGTCCAAGCTGCTGGACAAGCAGCCCTTTGCCGTGGCACTGGCGCGCGAGGAAGCCGATGCCGTCAAGGCGCTGGCGAAAGCGCGCGATGAAGACGCCAAGGCCTACGAGGACACCATCAACGGCCGGCTGAACGCCGCCGCCTCGGTGGGCGCGCAGGTGGTGCAAGAGCGCGAGGCGATCGCAGCCATGGGACTCTCGCGCAACGCCGTGGCCGAGCTGGAGGCCGCCAAGCTGAGCGAGACGGCCGCCAGCAAACTGCGCCTGGCCGCCATCGCCGACGAGATCGACTGGAGCGGGCGCCTGGGCGCCACCTACCGCGATGAAGCAGCCCAGCTGCAGGCCCTGGCCTCTCTCAAGCGCGACAGCGCCGCCAAGCAGACCGGCATCGACGCCGCCAAAGAGGCCGCCGACGCCTGGCAGAAAACCGCCGACTCCATCGAATCGGGCCTGACCGATGCGCTTATGCGCGGATTCGAGAACGGCAAGAGCTTCGGCGAGAACCTGGGCGACTCGCTCACGAACTACTTCAAGACCGTGGTGGCGCGCGAGATCGCCACCGCCATCACCCGCGCCATCGTGTCGGCCATGGCCTCCACGCAGTGGGGTCAGCTGCTCTCGGGTGTGTTGGGCGGCGGCACCGGGGGTGGCACGGACTGGCTCAGCATGGCCGGCAAGGCTTACGACGCCTACACCAAGGGCGCCGGCGCGGCGGCCGCCAGCTCCGGCGCAGGGGCCAGCGCGGGCAGCGGTGGGGCGGCTGCGGCCGCTGCATCGGCCTACGGCACCACGGGCACGGCGGGTTCTGCCGGCGGCGCTGCTGCGAGCACCGCAGCGGCGGGCACCGCCTCCACGGCCGGCACCGCAGGCGCAGCCAGCAGCGCCAGCACCAGCCTGATGACCTACGCTGGCTACGCGGCCCTGATCGTCGCCTCCGTCAAGGTCGCAGAAAACCTGTATTCCACCGGCTACAACCGCACGGCCCTGGGCGTTCAGAGCAGCAAGGCGGGCGACAACAACAGCCTGGGCCAATACACCTATGGCCGCGGCAACACGACCACCGGGGAGAGCGGCGGCCGGAACTGGATGAGCAACGGCATCCTGGCCCTGGAGGCCACGAACCAGCGCCGCCTGATGGACGCGGTGGGCATGAACGAGAAGTGGGCCGACATCTTCAGCGGCACCACGCGCATGGCCACGCTGATCGGCCGCAAGCTCAAGGGCTACGGTTACCAGGCCAACATCGACGGCGCTGACGTCGACGTGAAGGGCTACGAGTACTACAAGGGCGGCCTGTTCCGCTCGAACAAGACCGTCACGCAAGACGTGAACAAGCAGGACGCTGACGAACTGCGCGCCGGCATCGAGAACGTGCGCGAGAGCGCCCGCTCCATGGCCCAGGCCATGGGGTACAGCACCGAGGCGATCGACAACTACAGCGGCTCGCTGCGCATCAACCTGAAGGGCGTGAAAACCGGCGAAGAGGCCGCGCAGCGCTACGGCGAGGCGATGGAGAAGCTGCAGCGCCAGATGTTGAACAACATCCCCGGCCTGAAGATGAACGAGGAGCAGTTCAAAGAGTTCATCGAGGGCATCACCAAGAGCATGCAAGACGTCGGCATCACGGCCGGCGGCATTGCCGACATCATCACCAACGGCATGCTGGGCCGCATCTCGCAGGCCCAGGTGGGCGAGCAGCTGAGCGACATGGTGATCGGCGGGATTTACAACGCCATCGCCGGGCAATACGCCGGCCAGATCGCCAGCGTGTTCACGGGGCAGATCATTCAGCCCATCTTCACCGCCATCGCGGCCGGGGTGCCGATCAGCCAGGCGATCAGCCAGCAGGCGATTGCCAACGTGGTGGCCACGGCGCAGAACGCGGCCGCCACGCTGAACGCGATCTTTGCCGATCCGAGCTTCCGCGCGGCCATCGCCGGTGTGCAGCAGGCCATCAGTGGCATCAGTATTGCGGCTGGATCGGTGCGCGCACCGAGCTACAAGGCCGCCGTGTCCAGCTACAACGCCGCCGCCGAAGCCGCCAAGCGCGCGGCCGAAGAAACGAAGCGCGCCTGGCAGTCGGTGGCCGACAGCCTGAGCGATGAAATCCGCCGCATCAAGGGCGAGCTGCTGGGCGACACCTCGCAGGGCCAGAGCTACTACATGGCGCAGTTCCAGGCGGCCACCAGCTCGGCCCGCGCTGGCGACCAGGCGGCGGCCAACATGCTGCCCGAGCTGAGCCAGGCGGTGCTGGACATTGCGCGCTCAACATCGGCCAGCCTGGCCGACCTGCAGTTCCTGCAGTCCACCACCATCGCCAGCCTGGCCACCACGCGGGCCATCATCTCGCAGCGCTACGGCCTGACGATCCCCAAGTTCGCCGTGGGCACGAACTACGTTCCGCAAGACATGATCGCGCAGATCCACAAGGGCGAGGCGATCGTGCCCGCGGCGTACAACCCGGCGGCGGGCGGCGCGGGCAACGGCGCCGGGCTGCTGGCCCAGGCGAAGGCCCTGCGCGACATGGCCGACGCCATGCAGCGCCTGGCCGCCAGCAACAGCGCCATCGAGACCAACACGCGCGAGACCCGCAAGGTGCTCGACCGGGTGAGCCAGGGCGGCGATGCGCTGCTGACGGTGGCCGCATGACCGCGCGCCTGCTCGACGGCGTCGATATCACCGACGCGATCTACACCGCCTGCTCGATTGCCGAGCCCGACCCGGCCGCCGTGCTGCCCGACGGCACAGTGGGCGAAGTGGCCTGGGTCACCGGCACCACCTACACCGTGGGCGCCTATGTGATCGACACCGTGTCGCACATGGTCTACCAGGACGGCGCGGGCGGCGTGTCCAACGTGGCGCCGAGGCTGGCCCCGGTGCGCTGGGGCACGGGCGTGCGCCCGACCAACAAGTGGGCCCTGGCCGACAAATACAAGAGCACCCGCACCGTGGGCGCTTCGCCGCTCACCGTGACGCTGCGGCCCGGCGCTGTGGCCGATGTGGTGCTGTTCGGGCTGGACGGGGTGACCACCGCGCGCCTGGAGCAGTGGGACGCGCCGGGCGGCAACAAGGTGAAAGACACCGAAATCAGTGGTGTGGGCTGGTCGGGCGATCTGTGGGTGAGCTACTACTTTGACATGCCATTCACCCGCGACCGCATGGACTTCCGCGGGCTGATGCTGAGCAGCACCACCGAGATCAAGCTCACGCTCACAGGCGAGGCCGACGTGGCGCTGGGCATCATGGCCGTGGGGCGCTACGAGAGCCTGGGCCTCACGGTGCAGGGCGCATCGGCCAGTCCGGTGGACTACTCGCGCATCACCGTCAACGACTACGGCGACACCACCATCATCCGCGGCCGCGTGGCCACCGACCTGCGGGCCGACGTGATCTGTGAGCGCTCGGCCGCCACGCGCGCCAAGCGCCTGATCGACCGCATGGCGGGCAAGCCCTGCGTGTTGAGCTTGAGCGATCTGCCACACGACGAATACCTCAGCACATTCGGCCTCGTGAGTGCCGAAGTGGTGTCTGAGGGCAACAACCACAGCAAGCTTTCCATCAATTCCCGAGGACTCGTATGACCACACCCGTTACCCCGGTGCCCGACGCATCGCTGCCGTTGCCCGACCCCGCCGACCTCGGCACCTGGGGCGCGCGCATGGCCGAGATGCACCGCTGGATGCGCGAAGAGCTGCGCGGCGGTATGAACTCCCTGGCCGATCAGACCTACACCAATGCCATGGCCGCCGTGGCCGCGGCCAACTTCAAAGGCGACTGGGCGGGCTTGACCGGCGCGCTGGCCATCCCGGCGTCAGCGTCCCATGCGGGCAGCGTCTGGATGTTGCTGAGCACCCTTGCCGACGTGACGACCGAGACGCCCGGCGTGTCGGCCGAGTGGATGGACATCATGCCGCTCAAGGCCGCTGACATTGCCATGCTGGCCACCACCCAGCTTGGCTTCCGAAACAAGGTGGTCAACGGGAACTTCGCGGTCAACCAGGGCGGCGTGTCGGGCACGGTGGTGCTCGCAGCCGGCGCCTACGGGCACGACCAGTGGAAGGCCGGCGCCAGCGGTTGCACGTACACCTTCTCGTCATCTGAGGGCGTCACCACGCTCACCATCTCCGCAGGCTCGCTGATCCAGCCCATCGAAGGCGCGTCGCTGCGCACCGGGACGTACACCCTGTCCTGGACCGGCACGGCGCAAGGCAAGATCGGCGCCGGGTCTTACGGCGCATCGGGCCTCACGGGCAGCATCACCGGCGGCGCCAACACCACCATCGAGTTCAACACCGGGACGATCGCGCTGGTGCAGCTGGAGCGCGGCGACCGGGCAACGGTGTTTGAGTTTCTGGACCCGACGACTGACCTGTTGCGTTGCCAACGGTACTACGAAAAGGGGGCGTTCCAGATCACAGGGAATCACCCCAGCAGTGCTGGGTTCGGTGGCACAGCGTACTACAAGGTTCCAAAAAGGGTCAGCCCGACTGTGACCGCTAGTTACTCAAACGTAAACGTCCTAAGCATGGTCACTTCCGGAAGTGACGCAAGCCAGATCCGGTTTTTTGGATCTGGCGGTGCGGGCGCGGTGCAGATCTCAGCGAACTGGACCGCCAACGCACGCATGTAAGGACTCATCATGTACCAAATCATCCCAAACGCAGTCGGCGTCACCCGCACCACCGACGGCGCGCACATCCCCAACGACCCGGGCAACCGCGACTGGCAGGCCTACCAGGCGTGGCTGGCCGCTGGCAACACCCCGGCCGCCGTACCACCCGCAACGCCGGAGCAGCTGCAGGCCCAGTACATCGCAGCGCTGGACGCCTACATCGACGCCAAGGCCCGCGAGCGCGGCTACGACAACCGCGTCACCTGCGCCCTGCGCGCGGGCTACACCGGCCCGTTCCAGGCAGAGGGGCAGGCGTTTGCACAGTGGATGGATGCCTGCTACGCGACGGGACAGCAGGCCCTGGCCGCCGTGCTGGCTGGCCAGCGCCCCATGCCGACGCCTGGGGCGTTCCTGGCCGAACTGCCGCCCATGGTCTGGCCGGAGGGCGGGCAGTGAACGAAGACCCGAACAGCTTCTACACCGCCATGAGTGCCATCGGCGCATTCGTCCTCAAGGTCTTTCAAAGCCACTTCTTCATCGGTCTTGTCGGTGCCGTGATTTCCCTGCGCGGCATCCCTGGCGCTACGTGGCGGGTGAGGTACTTCAATGCGATGAGCGGAATGGTCATCTCGGGCATCGGTACGCCAGCCCTAGCGGCGTGGTTTGCGATCAGCGATCCGGAGATGATGTCCGTGATGGCCTTTGCACTCGGACTGTTCGGCCTAAACCTCGTTGACGCCAGCCGTGAACGGGCTGTGGAGTTGATCCGCACCACCAAGCTGTCAGACATCCTCCCTTGGTCCAAGAAAGGAGACTGACATGCTGTCTCCAACCATGCAGATGATCAGCGTGCTGTCCTCGATGTTCGTGGTGGCGGTACTGGTGGCGGTGATCATGCGCAACGACATCAAGGAAGGTGTGGTCATCAAGATCGGCCTGATCTTCGTGTGCATGTCGCTGCTGGCCAGCCTGTTCCTCTCGATGCAGGAGCACGCGCCCGCTCAAGGCTGGGTGAACGCCGGTCTGTCGCTCCGCGTGGGCTTGGCCATCACCTGCGCCGGCATTGTCTGGCGCGCCCATTTGTTGGGCAACCTGCGCCGCAGCCGTGATGGATGCAAGGGGCCTGCGCGGATCGTTGACGACCTGTCCGACATGCTGAAAAGCGACTGGGCCGACTTGGACGACAAGCCATGAGCACGCCGACCAGTTTTGACGAATGCTTCCGCGTGCTGTTGGGCACCGAGGGCGGCTATGTTGACCACCCTGCAGACCCTGGTGGGGCAACCCGCTGGGGAGTCACGGAGCGCGTGGCGCGCGCGGCCGGCTATGTCGGCGACATGCGCGAGTTCCCGGAGTCCGAGGCCAAACGGGTCTACCACGCAAGCTACTGGTCACCGCTGCGCGCCGATGAACTTCCGCCTGCCCTGCGCCATGCCTGCTTCGACGCCGCCGTCAACAGCGGGGTGGCGCAGTCCGCAAAGTGGCTGCAGCGCGCCATCGGCGCCAGGGACGACGGCGTGATCGGATCGCAGACCATCATGATGGCTCGCGCATCGACGCCTGATTTTGTCCTGCGCCGGATGCTGTCGCAGCGCCTGCGCTTCATGACCGACCTGAAGACCTGGCCGCACTTCTCGCGCGGCTGGGCCCGGCGCATCGCCGACATGCTGGAGGGATGACATGGGGCCCGTCCTGCACTACACCGAAGGCTACCTCTACCAAACCGAGGAAAACTTCGAGTGGCCAACTGGCATCAATCCAATTGCGCCCGGTGGAAACCGCTTCGTGACGATGGGAAACGATGGCGTTCTGTTCGTCAAGGCCGGCTACGCATGGGACGGAGCCAGCGGCCCGGCCATAAACACCAAGAGCTTCGTCCGCGCAAGTCTGGTGCACGACGCGCTTTACCAGTTGATCAGGCTCGGCGTAGTGGCCACAGATGACCGAGTGATAGCCGATCGCCTGCTGCGAGACATCCTGATCAAAGACGGCGCGCGCTGGGAGGCCGTCCGAGCTCAGTGGGTCTATGCCGCGGTGCGATGGTTCGGCGGCACCTACATGCAGATGCACGACACATCCGTGTTGACCGCGCCATGACCCTATTCATCACCCCAACCACCACCCTGAAGGACCAACCATGAAACGCTTTCTGATTCTCGCGGCCCTCGCGCTTGGCCTCACCGGCTGCGCCGGAATCCCAGGGGGCGAAGCCCTGACCACGGTGGCCGCCGCTGCCACGGATGCCTTCACCGGCCCGGACACCGACTACACCAACTACCTCAAGCACTGCCGCACCGAAGTCGGCGCCCAGAAGGATGCCATCGTGGCCGACAGCAAGGCACTGGAGGCAGCGCTGACAGCCGGGAACGAAAAGACGCAGTTCGGCGCGATCCTACTGCTGGCCGTTAAGGCTGGCCAGGGCGGCCCGAAGATCGGCTGTACCGTCGCACGCAAGAAAGGCGCCGTGGAACTGATGCTTGGCGAGTCGAACATCCTGGAACTCGGTGTCGACCTCTACCGCGAGAACCGGGCCGGCGCGCGCTTCAAACGCCAGATGGAAGCCGACAACGAGCGCTTCCGCCTGAGCACCAACCGAGCCACCACCGAGCAGCGCGAGAACAACAACCTGTTGCGCGACCTGGTCGGAACCCGCAACGACCCCGCAGCGCTGGACAGAGCCGCCGCCGACAAGCTCCGCGCCACAGAATAGTTTCCGCAGATGTCTCCAGTCCGGTCCTGAGAGCGCCGGATTTTGCCCGCTGGTCTTCGGACTGGCGGGCTTTTTCATTTGGCGGCTGAAATGGCGGCTATTGAATCAGGCCATTGATTTCATTTGTATTAATTCGATCTTGTAGCCAACACGCAGACAGCGGCTGAAAAACAAACCTGAACAAAATCAACAACTTGCAATTGCTTTGCTTGAATTCGTTTGCCTCGAATACCACTCAAGTCGCTGAAAGCCGCCACGAAATGGCGGCTGAAACGCCGGCCGGTGGATAAGATAGCCGTCCGAGCAAGTAGGGAGTGGGATCATGGCAAGAGCAAGACAGAAGCCTTCCGGCAAGTGGGAGATCGGGTTGCGTCACCCGTCACTGCCAGGCGGGCGGCGGTATTTCACATTCGACACCGAAGCCGATGCGAACGCCTACGCGCAGCAGTGGCTGACGATGAAGATGGCCGGCGTGCAGCCTCCTGCTGAACTGCTCAAGCCGATCACGGTGCAAGGCAAGACGCTTGGTTTCATCGTTCGTGCATGGGCCTCAAGCGGGCTTGCGGCGCCCAGCCAGCAGTCCTCACTGGGGTCGCTGTTCACCGAGGTTGGCGATGTCCGGCTCGCTGATGCGAACTACGCATGGTTGATGCGCTACGTGCAGTGGCTCAAGACCGGCAAGAACCTGGCACCGAACTCGATCAGGCACCGAGTTCAGGCGCTTGGCCGGTCGATTGATGAACACCTGCGAAACAACCCCGACTTGGTGATCCAGAACCCGGTGAAGCTGCTGCCGAAGGGTTACAGCACCTACAGCGAGATAGACCGCGCACTGGTGCTGGCATCCGACAAGGTGGTGAAGGTGGACGTGGCGCGGGACCGCAGGCTTCACCCGGGCGAAGAAGATCGCATCGTCGCCGTCTTGTCCGGCCACCAGCGGGAGGACCGTGAGCGCGGGTTGATGCTGACTGGTGGCAATGCGCTGCTGACCATGTTCATGGTGATCGTCTACAGCGGCCTGAGACTGCGAGAGGCATACACGCTGACCCGTGGCCAGGTGGACATGGACAGCAAGGTGATGCGCGTGAAGTCGTCCAAGCAATGGCGCGGCAAGGTGGCGTACCGTGATGTCCCCATGCGAACCGAGGTGCATCGCGCGCTGGCGGTCTACCTGTCCACCAGATCCATGCTGCCAGGCGCCTACCTGTTCCCATTCATGGACGAAGAACCGGGAATGACGCTCAAGAAGGTGACGCAACGGCTGTCAGACCGCTTCCGCATCGCGTTCGAGTACGCTGGGTGCCATGGGCTGCACGAGCACGATCTGAGGCACGAGGCGACCTGCAGATGGCTTGAGTTGCGGGACGCGACCGGGAACTGGATGTTCCGGCTTGAAGAGATCAACCGCGTCATGGGGTGGTCTGCAAATTCGACCATGGCCCAGCGGTATGCCAGCTTCCGAGGTGCTGATCTGGCGCAACGGATATGGGCTATGCCTGAGCCCGGAAAGGCAGCACAGGCGGGGTCTGCCGACGCGGCTTGATCTTCGGCAGATCGTTGGCCGCTGGTGCTCGTTTGGCGCGGCGCTCCTGGGCTTCGGAGCGTGCGCGCTCTGCGAGGTAAGTCAGCAGATCGGAGCGAACAAACACCCACTCGCGCCCCGGCTTGATGCCTGGAATCTCTCCGGTTCGCGCAAGCTCCATGACCTGGCCGACTGTGCAGCGCAGCAGCTCGGCGCACTGGGTTGCGTCGATGGTATCGGTCATGGCCGTTGTTCTCCTTGGCAAAGCGGGCATGGCAACAGGTAGTCGGTCATCGGGTCGCGCCCGTCGCTGTGGCAGCGCTCGCACTCATCGTCGTAGTCATCATCGATGCACTCATCGCAGCCGTTGCATCCGTCATCGCAGGTTCTCTCTGTGGTCATGTCTGCTCCTGTGTGCTGGCAATGGCTGCGTCTATGGCGCTGCGGATCATCTGAGCGGTGCTATCGCAGTCGTGGTCGAACTCGACGTGGTTGCCGTCCGGGTCCACCAAGTCAAGCGACCAGTCGCCAGGTGAGCAATCGAGCACGAACCGCCATCCTTCCGGCATCTTGGTTTCGATTTCGTTTTGCGCCTCGTGCCAGTCGTCCCACTTGTCGGCCTTCTGGTGCACCTCATGGGCGCGGCGCGTCAGTTGCGCGTCGTTCATCTTGCCGTCCGGGTCGCCCAATGCAAAGCGCAGTCGGGTGATGAGGTCGTTCAGAGCCTGAACCTCTACGTGGTGAGCGCTGGCAAGGTTTCGGCGTTGGGCGTCAGTTGGCATCTGAGGCTCCTTTGGCGGGTGTGGCCGCTTGATCTTCAAGGTGGCGTTTCCCGGCTTCGGTCAGCTTGACCATGGTCCACGGATAGCCGCACGAGTTGTCGGTTTCGATCAGGTCGCTGTGGCAAAGCCTGGTCATCGTGGTGGCGATGGTCTGGTTATCGGTGGCCTCAAACACGCTGAACCTGCCGCACTTGTCCAGCACGCGAAGCACCTTGCCAATGTCGCGCTGGTCCTTGCGTGGCATGTCGTCAAGACCTGATGAAAAATCGCAGATGAACAGCATCACTCCCCCTCTTTCTCGACCGTGGCCGGTGTGATGCCGTGGGCGGCTTCTACTCCTTCGGGTGCCATAGACGCAGCAGCCCGCACGATGGCTTTTCTGGTGGCTGCCTCTGCGCCTCCATCGACGTGCAGGTGGATAAGCAGCACCTCGAAGTACTCGTTGA